TTGAGTGATAATTGTAAATAGCTTTAAATAATTCCCCCGCTTGTTCGGCGGTTAGATCGCTCAGGATATTGAGCGAATCGGTGTAAACGATAAAAGATTTTTTCATTTTAAAAATACCCCCCAACGCCCAACGGGATACCCATTGCCTAACGGCTGACTGGCATTGAACGAAAGGGGGATTTTTTAAATTTCATTATGAGTATCCGTTGCAATTATACGGCGGCCTAAAATTCAATCGTAACTTTCAGGTCGAAAGATTTCAACACCCGAATTGCATCCATCATTCTTTGCGATGCTGGTTTTAATTGCTCGAGCGGTTCGGGTTCCATTTTAGCCGCTTTCTTTTTTTCAGGTGTTAGCGCGAATTGCTTATTGTGCAACGATAGTCGGCGAAGGTTGTGGTCGATCGTTGTGGTGCTCGCCATTTTGCCAATAGCATACACGCGCGGTTTTACTCGCCGTATGTAACCAGCTTTTTTCATCATTGATAAATAACTGGTGTAGGTTCCACGTTTATAGCCGTCGGCCTCGCAAATTTCGTAAAGGTCGTATGCGTTCATTTCGGCTCCTTTACTTAATGCATTAATGATTAATTCGATTAATTCTTTATTCATAACTAAAAGGGTTTAAGTGTTTTTTGATTTATAAACTCTCCCAATTCTCCCAAATGTGAAAATTGTGAAAGTTGTGAAAGTTTTAAAGGCTGAGCCATTGGTTTAAAATAGTTGCTTTGTGTTCGTGAGCTCGTTGCATCGCCTCACAAAGGGCCGCCGCCGCCTCGGGGTCGAATAAAATTACCGTGTGATGTAATCGGCGGTGCTCGGGTTGGCGTGGATCGTATGACGCGAAAACCCAAGCGGGAAGGTTAAAGGTTAACATATTACCCATAACTTGCCAATAGTAATCGGAGTTAACTCGTTTCAAATCTTCGCCAGTTTGCACCTGAGAGTGTAGAAAGTGATTAACCGAATTCCACGGGCACTTTATTTCGCAACCAACCGGGCCGAATTCGGGGTGAATCATAAAGGCATCGGGCGAACAGCCGAAATAATCGTTAAAGAGTTTGAATGATGGTTTTAACTCGGTACTTTCCTCGGGTGAGTTAAGCGCGATTTGGAGTTGTTTTAGCGCGTGTTCTTCCCACTCATTCCCCCAGTCGAGGGCGCGGCTCGTTGCTTCATTAGCGCTTTGCCCCGTGACGGTTTCCATCGCCTTTTCGTAAATGTACTTTTTAGCTGTTTCGCTCAGCTCGCCCGATTCAATGGCGGCCTTCGTTTTGGGGTTAGTCATCAAGGCGCTTATTCCTGAGCCCGTAAATCGTCCGAGGCGCATTTTATCCCAAGCGGCTGAGTTTTGGGCCACCGTTAGGAGGTAGTCGTTTAAATAGGGGTTATTGCTCATTTGTTTTCTGAATTAGGGTTAGTAATTGGTTCTTTTGACCGGGGCTCATCACTGAGTCGAGGGCGCTAACGGCCTCAATGGCTTGGGGGTCGCGGTTCATTATGCCGACCTCGAGCTTATTAATGACGTTTTGGGGTAATTCGCCGACTTGCAATTTATAGGGCTGGTAATTATCGACGTTTTTTCTATTCAGGTCACGGCCGAAAATCTTGCCGAGTGATTGCGCGGCGTTCTTTAAACATTCGCTTTTCAACTTGGGAAAAGCCATATCGAGCGCGTTTGCTTTTTTGTTTGATGGGTTAAGCGCCCATTGATTTCGCTCAGTTCCTGCAATGCCTTCGGGAACCCTATCGACCATAATAACAATAGAAGCGGCCCCGGTGCGACGGATTTCGAAACCCGTAACTGGATGGATTGCCACAAGCTCGAGCGAACCCTGCACCTCGTTAGCGATCGCGCTCCATTTGAAATTTTCGGTTTTCCATTGACCAAAAAAGAGCTCGTCGAGCGTCATTTCAATGTGACTAATTACGACGGTTTGGGCTTTTTTATCGGGAGTGGATTCAATGGCGTACTCGCTGGGTTGCGAGTTTAGCCGCGTTTGAAACTTTTGGAGGCTGTCCAACGTTTCGGGGTTTAGTGGGTAATTAACCATAGTAGAGTAATGAGGTTTAAAAAGATTAATACTCGGAGTTCTGTTTTGATATTCTCGTTCATATGAGTTCGGCGATTTTGGTTTGAACGCGGTTATAGACTTCAACGAATTCGGCTCGAGTAATTGGCTTTATATCAATGTGGCGAATCTGATTCGGAACCTCATTTAGTAGCCAAATATTGGCCTGTTCGATTCGTTGCCAATCGTTGACGCTAATAACGCGATTTTCGGCCATTATCGCGTAAAGCGTAATGCCGTCCGAACAATAGTAAGGGAGTTCGATTGTAACGGTGTCTACCGTGGTAGGCACTTTGATTTCAAATGTGAGCGTACTCATTTTTTTAGGTGGTTTTGGGGTTAGAAAGTAGAAATTAGTTCGATTGAATAATCGTGGCCAATACCGCCCGCGATAAAATTTCCGTTGTTATCCTCGCGGTATTCGAGGCCCAGTTCGTCGCAACGTTGAATAAATGAATTGAGCGCGTCGCGTAAGTTGGTAAAGTTGAACATTTCCGCCGAGCGGGTTGGGTAGTTTGAAATAATAATTGAATAACTCATAATAAAAGGATTTTAAGTTGCTATGTAAAAAATGCGCGTTCGTGAGTCGCGCCCCTCTGTTTATTAACCTTTACAAACGACTTGAGTAGCGAACATATAAAGAATGTTTATCTTGTTCTCGTTCCATTCTTTCGCGGTTATGCCTACTTTTTTGGCAACCTCAACACAAACGGCGCGAAACTTAGGGCAGTTAATCAATGTTTCGATTTCGTTACAAATGCTCTGGGTGGTTACTGTGTTTGTCATTGCTTTAATGTTTTGTTGTTAATTGTGAGGCAAATATATGTTGCAAATTTGATACACAAAGAAAATATTTTTGTGAATATTGTTAATAAGCGCCTCAACTCCGCAACTGGCGCGGCTTTCATTGTTGAAAATTAGGCGTAGGCATAGCGCCCATAATTCGGGAAAAGCTCGAAAAACATACGCATCGCGATTGCGTCGGCGTAGTCGGGTGAAAGGCCGTGAACTCGTTGAATTTCCTCTTTGCCCGTAACCGCGAGTTTTCCATCGCCTTCGGGGTTCTTTCGGCGAATTAGGTCGAGTTCCTTAACAATAGTGTCGCGGTGGTTTTGGGGAAAGATTACCCGGTTAATTTCGATAAGCTCAGCAAGTTTAAAAAAACATTCGGCTTTCAGGTTGGCGAACCTTTCGGGCTTAGTGGCCCTGGAGCCGTTTCGGAACTCTCGGCACTTGAGCACGTCAACGAGCCCAGCGCCTAACCCGTCGGCATCGGCGATTACATTACTCAATTTTACTTTATGGTAGTCCGCGAGCTCACGAATAACCGCCGCCGTTTCGTCAATTCGTTTCTTTCTTAATTCAGTAATTTGAATAAGCGAGAGGCCGCGCCAAAGGGCTATAACCGTCCTATCTTTTCCGAGGCGGGCAATATCGGCCGTTATATATAATTCTCCCGTCGTTTCGGGGGTTCTAAAACATCTCAAAAGGTCGTCGGTACTAAACAGCGCGTCGAGCGTTTCATCGTAATCCCAATCGCCCTCCAAAAGTCTTTTACGATCAACCTCAGGCAACCGGGCAAGCGTTTCGGCATAGGTGGCGGGTAGGTGGGGATTGTCACTCACCCGCGATTGAATGAATACTAAATGAGGCGGTAAGTGCCCCGAACGAAACGGGGCGAAAAATTCGTTGTATAACCAACCTTTCGACGGGTTGCATGTTAGCAAGATTTTGGGGGTTAGATTGTTTTGGCTTAATCGGTATCGAATACGGCTTCGAACTATATCGACCGCCTTTTTGCTCACCTGTGAACATTCGTCGATAAAAGCGTCGGTAATTTCAAGGGAGCCAAGCGAATCAAATGAGGGGTCGGATGGGTAGGCAAATAAGTCCTTTAAAATGATTTCAGAGCCATTATAAAACGTTATTACGTTCGATTGTGCATTATAGGTGTAATGTTCATGAGCTCTGAGCCCAAACATCCCCGCAACCTCGAAAAACGTTTTTAAAGTGGTTTTCTTCAGCGTGTCGAGTTTACTTCTACCAATTAGGCCGCGACTACCGGGATACTTCAACCGCCTCATAATTTGCCAAGCGCACCCGGTAAATGATTTCGCCCCCCCAGCAGCTCCGCCAAACAATACAACCTCGGCCGCTGAATCAATGGCGAGGGCGTTGAGGCATTCGGTTTGTTTAGGTAAAAAGTTAATCGCCATTTATGCCGAGTAAATAGATGGGGTTTCGCGTGCGCTCATAAAGCATTTTCGAAACCTTAATTAATTGCCTTCGGTTCCGTTCAATATCTCCCGAGGTTTTGGGCTCAAAAGATAGCAGCCGCCAGCGTGTAATTCTCAATTCGTCCTCGGTTAGGTTTTTAAATTTTCCCATCAAATAATAATTTGAATTTTCCCAAGCCGTTCCCTAGTGGCGAACATCCCGTGATTTGCTAGTGAGGCCGTTAATTTATTCAAACGATCGCGGGTGGCCCTGTCACACGAATAACGTTCC